CACTAAAGCCTTTGCGTGGTTGCCGATTTAGTGATTTATATTTGAATTGTCTATAAGTGGTGCAATGCCACGTTTTCATAATAGATTGTTTTGTTTTGTGGGCATTTTCTTCGGATTATGCCCATTTTATTTTTACTGATTATCAAGCAGTTACAAAAAAAACTAAAAAAAACTTTACTTTTTTAGGTACAAAATTTTTTTATTCGGATTTCTTTATTTACCTTTGAGTATGCTTATGAGAAAGGGCATACATTTTTAAACAAAAAAAACAAAACAAAATGAAAAATTACAACGACAACAACATCAAAAACATTTTAGAATTAATTAATAGACCAGGTTTAGCAACTGTTGCAAGAATGATTAGGTTAGCTGATAAAAAGTTTAACATTAATGAAAATGAAGTAATTAAATCTATTGAATTACTACTTGATTTAGAAGTAATAAAAGAAAAAAACGAAATGGTGGGAGATGGTTGGAATACAAGAGAAACTTGGAAAGTTTACGAATTAGCACAATAATAAAAACGGAGGATGCCGAAAATCCGATACAACAGAGTAGGCACAAAAACAAAACTTAATACAAATGGAAGCATACACAATAGTAAGACAAGGTGGCAGTCACTACGATACTAACGATGAAAGATTTTATTCCGATAGTTGGGAATGCACCTTAGACACAAAGGAATATTTAGAAATGCTTATGGCAAACAATCCTCAAAAGTTTGAGAATTGCCAAATTATAATTAACTTGTAAACCAAAACAAAAAACAAAATTATGGAAAACTGGACAAACACATTTGGTAGCTTTATTAACAAGCTAACACAACGAAAAAAACTTTTTGACTTGCACCATCAAGATGGCGAAACTGTAAAAGGTAGCATCTACTATGAGGATAGTTTCCTTGAAGAAAAAGGCATCAGCATTTGTAAGTATGACCTATGCAAATTCTTAGGCTTGGAAGTATGTAAATATTATGGAGATGTTACTGTAATAGAAATGCATCATACTTTTAATTTTCACGATGGTTATGACCAGGAAGAACAACACACATATTTATGTGATTATGAGTTTAAGCATAGAGATATTATTGATTATTTAACCGACAAAAATTTATTATAATGCAGAGTTTATTTTTCTTATTATTAGCTTGTATTTCCTTGTTCGTTATGGGAATGCAACACATTGAAAAAGGCACAATAAGTAAAACCTTATTTGTGCATACAATCATCGCAATCATATTATTTTACTTAACATTTTTTAAAACAATCTAAAATGAAAACATTAACGTACACAGATTTGCTTGGAATCTTAAAAGCCAAGCGCAAAGAAAAAGGACTTATTCAAAAAGACATAGCAGAGCATCTTGACAGCACTCCACAGAGTGTCTTAAACTGGGAACAAAATAAATTTGATATGCCCACAACTAAGATGCTACAATACGCAGAACTTGTTGGATTAGAACTGAAAATTTCGTAACTTTAAAAAGCAAAACAATGGAACAATTTAACGCACTTTACAGCCTATCGCAAAGGCTATTAAATGATAACAACATCACAACGCTGGTAGCTGTGTTTGAAGCAGATGTAAAGCTATGTAGCAGACACAAGCTAAGTAAGTTTGGAATCGGCGCAGACAACACCTTAAAAATGATTAACGGACAAAAACAAATAACTATAAAAATAAAGTAAAATGGAGAAGTACACAGAAGTAAAAGAACTATTAAAAGATTATAACCAGGTAGATGTAGAGAAATTTACATCATATTGCATAGGTTTAGAAATGGCTAAGAATGGAAGCAAGAATCCATTTATGAAGAGATTACCTGCCAATAAATTATCGGATTTATTTAAGCGAGTTACCAATGAAGGATTAAAATTTGATGGTAAGCACGTTACCTTGCAGTCAACTGGAATAAACTATGATTATATGGCTTATAAAAATAAGATGCTTATGGCATATCCAGAATCAATAATTGATGTGGATTTAGTTTATGAGGGTGATGAGTTTACCTTAGCTAAATCATCTGGCAAAGTAATTTGTAATCACGAAATAGTTAACCCATTTGATAGAATTGATTCTAAGATAAAAGGTGGTTACTGTATAATTAAGAATAAAAGAGGGGAATTTGTAGTTACCTTAACCAAAGCTGATTTTGAAAAACACAGAAAGGTGGCAAGAACCGACTTTATATGGAAGGCTTGGTATGTAGAAATGTGTATGAAAACTTTGATTAAAAAGTGTGTGCGAATTATGTACGATGATGTTTATGAAACAATAGATGAAGAAGATAATAAGCAAATAAATTTAAATCAAATTAAAAAAGACTGGATTAAGGACATAGACAAAGCCGAGTCTGCTGAGGAATTGGATATGATTTGGAGTGCGATGAGTGCCAAAGAGCAAACGAATTACCAGGAAGTAATTAATGAAAAACAAAAAAATATTTAATTATTTTGCTACAAAATTTTGTAGTCTGAAATATTAATATTAGATTTGGGTATCGTTAACAACAAAACAAAAAAAATTATGACAACTTCAGTATTATTAAAAGTAAAAGATAGCAAGGTAAAAGTAGTTACAGAGTCTGGAATAGTAATGCACAAATTTAGTGTATCAGATGATTCAGTTAAGGGGTTATTAAGCCAACTAAAAAAAGAATCATTGGAATATGATTTAGAGTCAGTTGATGTTCTTGATGTTGTTTACTTAGATTAAAAAACAATAAACGGAGGATGCCGAAAATCCGAAATAGAGTAGGCTTAAACAAAACAAAACAACTATGTTTGAAAAACACATTTTTAGAAGCCATTCGGTAGGCACAATTGTAAACGTACCGAAGCCTTTAACAGCCACACAAAGCGAAACGCTTACAGCTTATCGTAAACGCGCAAACGGAGAAGGCAAACCTTTAACCGACAATCAAAAGAAAACCTGGCACTCATTAGAGCATAAGCACAATGAAAGTAAAACGTACAAGCTAAATGATACTGCTAAGAAATACTTAAATGATTTGGTATTTGAAAAGCGAACTGGTAGAAGGTCAAAACTTGAAAATAAGTATTTTACCAAAGGCATAGAAGCAGAAAAAGCAGGTAGAGATTTAACAAGTCGGATTCTTGGTTTAAGATTAACTGAGGACACAGAAAGAAAGCAAAATGATTGGGTGACTGGTTTGCGTGATGTTAAGAGTGATGAAGTTATTATTGACATTAAGTCGGCTTGGTCATTTGAATCATTTAACAAGCACCTATTATCAAAGCCAAACGAAATGTATCTAAGGCAATTAGATTGTTATATGGACTTGTGGAATATCAAAGATAGTTTATTAGTTCACGTTTTAGTGGATACACCTGCAAAGTTAATTGATGATGAGATTCAGCGAATGGATTGGAAGTACAATATAAGTGATTTGAGTGGTGACATTAGAGACGAGTTTATTAGTGATGTGGTTGAGTTAGTAAGCAATCATATTTTTACTGGCAAAGGACTTGTAGATTACTGCACACAATCTTCAAACGTTCAATTAAGTTGGTTTGATGATTTTATTGAGTTATCAGATGACCAACGCATCCATATGATTCCACATTCATTTGACCAGGTGCGAATTGAACAGCGTAACGAGTGCATCAAGGTAGCACGAGAATATATGAATACAGTTAAGCCAATTAATAACATTATTAAATAACCAAAAAACAAAACAAATGAGTACAGCACAAAAAGATGCTTTCATTCAAGGAATAGAAAGTGGCAAATTTAACACAGACAAGGCAAGAGTTTATCAGTTGCTTACAATAGAAGCACAGACTTTGGAACAGCTTAGAATTAAGCTAAATAAGAAAGGCTTAAACGAGTTATCTGGAAGGGTAACGGATTTGCTTGATATGGGTTTGATTAGGGAAACATCAAGAGGGAGATACACCAAGTATGAAGTGGTGACCGATGAGTTAAAGCAGTCAATGTTGTCCAATCAAAGGCAATATGAGAAGGCTTTGAGATGGAAGAAGCAAGGCGAAGAAAGAGGATATATAGATATTTTAAACTTAAAAACACAAACACTATGAGCAAGGAAAGAATAATATCAAGAGCATTAGTTTTGATGCAATTACAACAGCTTACTTTTGAGCAGTTAGATGGGCAAATAAAGCACTCTTACAAACAACATCACAATAACTTTATGAATGCAACAGAACGTGAATTAAATCGCTTAGAACGCATTATAAATAGCAACGTGGATGAGCAAAGTGCTAAAGAAGGTTTAGCAGCACAAAATGAATTAACATTAGCCATTGATTATATAATGGATGTGATATTTGGAGTGCAGGAGAACAAGGATTTATTAACAGCTATTCAAAAAAATATAAATGGAGATGATTAAAGCAGGTCAAAAGGTAAAAGTGCATCTCGGTGTATTGGGTAGTTGTTATGGAATTACAACTGGAAGAAGCGTTAAGCGAGTCTTAAAAAAACGAGAGGTAGATGTGTTGGAATTAAAGCAATGTTTACCGATACCATTTAACGAGATAGATATGTTTCGTGATGGTGGTGAGGTTAGCTTTAAGATACGTTATGCAAACCAGGTGCAAATATACAAAGATGAGGAAGAGGTATTCCCAAAAAGAGAATTATTGGGGTATTACAAATTAAAAAAGCCTTATTTTAAAGAATACTATTAGATAAAAGTTTATCTTTGTAAAGTAGCAATAAATCGTAACGCACACGATAGCTAAAAAAATTAATATTTAGGCTTTTTTTGAAACTTGCAGTGCGTTTGTAAGGAGTAGATTAAAGCCTTTTTTTATAACTAATATTATGGCAAAAGACAAAAAGAGCATAATAGTTTATGCAGATTGGCAGGAACAATTTGATAGCCTAACAGATGAAGAAGCTGGTAAGCTTATAAAGCATTTCTTTGCTTATGTAAACGACGAAAACCCAACATCGGACAGACTTACCGAGTTGATGTTTATACCTTTAAAAAAGGCTCTTAAACGTGATTTAAGAAAGTATGAAAGTTATATAGATAAACAGAAAAGCAATGGGAAAAAAGGAGGTAGACCAAAAACCCAAAAAACCCAACCCTTTTTAGAGAAACCCAAAAAAGCTGATAGTGTTAATGTTAATGATAATGTAAGTGATAATGATAATGATATACTTTTAAAAAAAGTAACAAAAGGGAGTGATTTATCAAAAGGTGTTATTGATTATTTTAATGGGGTTTGTACCAGCTTACCAAAAGTTATTAAAGTAACAGACAAAAGAAAACGCTTAATAGTAAGCCGAGAAAAAGAATATTGTAAAAATGATTTAAAAAAGGTTATTGATTTAACTGCTGAATCTGCATTTTTAAATGGTGATAATGACAGAGGCTGGACAGCTAACTTTGATTGGATGATGGAAAAAAGAAATTTTATTAAGATATTAGAGCAAACGTACAAAAACAAAACAAATGGAAAAACTAAGCGAAATATTACACGAGAGCAATTTGAGCAATCAATTGACAAGCATTTCCAAGATTGAAAATGGTGCAATAAGTATCTACAATGGAAAACTAAGTAAGGAGGGAATTAAAAAGAACTGCTTAAAGATTCTTGCAGCGTTTGAAAAAACGGATGCTATGTTTACCGACCTATTGACAGAGAGCCTTAAAAGAAATGGATTTACAGATGAAAGATTTACAGATGCTGTCAACTATGTGATTGACAACTGTCGCTATCCTAAACCAAGCATTGCAGATTTTGTAAGCTATGACAAAAACGTAAAGGTATATACCTGGCAAGATATGGTAAATAATTCATTTGATTTTAGTAAGTTTGTTAAGATTCGCATAAGTGCCGAGCAAAGCAAACCACTATACATAAGACAAGAAGATTTTGAAACAAACAATTTTATAAAATATGAATGAGATAATTAAAGCATTAACCGAACTAAAAGACAATAGATTACTTGAAATCATTTTAAAGTGTACGGATGAGGACATTGAAAACCAATTCCAAAACAATATCCAAAAGCTAAATGATGATGATTTAGATTTATTAATAGGATTACTTAGAAAATCTGGTTATAGTTACAAAGCAATAGAACAAATTTTAAACGGACAATAAAAACAAAACAAAATGAGCAGAGAACTAATAGGAAAACTTTTAGAATTAAGAGAAGATTACCCAAATTACCGAGAGGAAATAAACTTAACTATTCACAGAATATCACCTAAAAGAAGTGGTCATCACTTGAGTAATGTGGTGGCAAGTTATATAGAGATATTGTGCGATGATTTGGAAGTAAGCAGAAAGCATTTTTTAAATAAAAGGTCAAGAGATGTGATTTATTACAGATACAGCTTAATAGCCTGGCTAAAATATAATACTAGTATGAGTCTTAAAGAGATTGGTAAGCTATTTGGCAATAAAGACCACAGCACCATTATCAATGCTTTAAATGAGGTAAAGAATGCATTACATCCAAATAGTTACAATCAAGATTTAAGCGACACATACCACAAGGTTAAGGAAGCATTAGAGCAATGAAAAAAAATAATTTATTTTTTTATGTACAAAATTCTTTGGTTTGTTATTTTTTTTATTACCTTTACATTATTAAAGGGAATAACCCATAACAATAAAACAAAACAATTATGAAACTTAATTTAAAAAAGATATACAAAGGTAGGTACGAATTAAAAATAGATACTGTACTTATAACAATAGAACAAAATCCTTGTAACAAAAATTGGGAAGGCTCAATTAAAGAACAAAAAGAAAGTTTATTAGATTACACTACAAATAAAATGGTTGAAATATTTGACAATGTAGAAGGATTTGATACTTATTATGGAGAAACACTCTCTTC